AGTATTTTGCAATCCCCTACTGGGCGTGGGGTTATTAAAAAGTAAACCTAAAGGATTACTTCTGGTAAGTTGTTGATTTATAAGGGAATTTTTAGCCCCTAGAAAGGGCTAGAAGGGGCTAGGACGCTAGGGAAGGGTTTAGCCCCACTGAGGACGCTAGGACGGCTCTAAGGACGCTTAGAGGTCTTCTGTCGCTAGGAATTCGATGAAGTTTGCAGCCCCATCTTCGTTCGGGAATACTTGAATGATTATTCGGTCTTGTTCAAATACATGCTGAGCAACAACCATGATCTGTTTATGCTTGAACACTGAAACTTTGAGAAGCCAACTCCCTCTTCTCACTAAGAAGAATGAAATTAAATTGGGTGTTAATTTGGCTTTCATCATACAAATTATTTAGGGATCCGAAGACCCCTAAACTTGTATGACGATTAAATTGTTTCGTATTCGTCTTTACCTACGCCACACTCAGGGCAGAGAAAGTCAGCAGGAAGTTCATCCCACTTACCTTCAGTTTCCTCATCGTGTACGTGACCACAAACTACGCATACATGTTCCATCATAGATCTCCCAAAACTTTTTTATAGGCATTTGCATGGCGTTCTTCTACTTTCTTCAAAGCATTGAAACGCTTTTCTGCTTTTGCAAGGACTGCTTTGAATTGCTGAGCATGGACGTTTGATTCACGACCCTGTTCATTAAATTCTTTAACAGCTTCAATGTTTTGTTCAGCCTTAGCGATTTGTTCGAATTGAGGATACATTTCTGTATACTCATAGGTCTCTCCTTCAATTGCTTTCTCCAAGCATTCCTTAGTGGATGGCTTGCCGATTAGCAATTCTAGATGACCCCATGCATGTTTGATTTCTTGGTCAGCAGTATGCTCAAAGTGTTGAGCAACTTCTTCGAAACCTTCTTCTCTTGCGATCTTGGCGAAGTAACGATACTTGATATGAGCCATTGACTCACCAGCAAGTGCACCTTCAAGATTTTTTAATGTTACTGACATAATGTTCTCACTTTGTTTTATTATTTGGATTTGCTGGTACTTTACCGTTTACCCAATCCCAATCGTCATCTGTCATTGGGATCCAGTTATTCATCGCACTTTACCCTCTTTGTACTTTTTAAATGACTGGATGAATTCTTTAAAGACTCTGAGTAATCGCATCTTTTTCTCCTTCAGTTAGCAATTGCTTTTCACCTTTGGATTTCACTGCGATTTTCTTTGGCTTCTTTGCTTCTGGAACTAAACGCTCCAAAAAGATCTTAAGCATACCATTGAACATCTCTGCATCTTTAACTTCAATCTCGTCATTCAATACAAACGAGCGAGTGAACGCACGATTTGCAATTCCTTTAAACAAGAAATCATTCGACTCATCAGCCTTTGTCTCACCACGAATGATAAGTTTACCATTGCTCATTTCAATATCGATGTCTTGTTGACCGAAGCCAGCAACAGCGATCTCGATTGTGTAATGGTTCTCGTCATTCTTGCGAATGTTGTATGGAGGATAGTTCGGAATGTTCTTGGCTACATCATCATGTAGTTTTTGTAGACGATTCCATTGTTCATCGAACCCTACAAAAAATTTATCAATATCTTTAGTGCCCCAGAATGTGGGGATAAAATCGTGTCCCATAGTAATCTCCTTATTGTTTAGCGAATGCTTTTTTAGCGTCAAATGCGAAAGCTGACATACCAAGTGTAGTCCAGAAGTCTACATTGGCTTTAGCCACATTCTTTGCAAAAGAAGTTTGCGCTGCAATAAATTGATCTAGGGGTTTTTTGAATTCTTCGTTTTTGACGTATGTCTTAACGAATTGAGATTTGACACCTTGGAAAGTGTCGATTGCTGTATTGATGTTTTGCAACATAGTTTTTCTCCTATTAAGCGAGTTGATTAAAATTGATACCCCGAAGGCGTATCGACCAGCTTACCGAGTACTGGGACACCATATCGTTGTGTCGGCGAAAGACGCTCCTAAGGTAGTAGAGTCTTTACGTTCCCATCCCGAGGGATGCAAAACTATTTAGGCAGCTGGTAATTCAGCAGCAGCCTTAGCAATTGCTTCAGCCTGTGGATCACCTTGCTGTTTGATTTTGCTAATAACTTTTACGACTTCTTCGAATGGGTGCTTACCCAATACTGCAAGAATCATATTCACTTCATTAATTTCAAGTTCAAGTTTAATCATTTTGATTTCTTTCCTATGTTATATTTCGGTACTAATTCCCATTGATCTTTCTCTTTAAAAGAGACCACCTTGATTTGCGACAGAGATGCTTTTTGCTCTGCCTGCCCATTATTTAGTATCTTTAACAGATCCCAATCCTGGAGTAAGCCAGCAATAGCATTTCTTCGCTCGATATCACCAGAGGTGATGTTCGATTCTTTACCATCTAGTGCAAACAATTCCTTGAAGTGCACGATGAAGTATCTACCCTGCTTATGTAAGATATGGCAGGATTGATACAATTTGTTTTCTTTTCTGGAAGCAATACCGATTCGAGTCAACGTCTCACGAACCTTCAAAAAGTTATCAGGTTCAGGCAATGTCACCTCAAGCATCGATTCTGGTTTCCAGTCATAGTAAATCATTTCGACTGTCATGATTTTCCACCTTTATATAATTTTTCTTTTATCATCATCAAGTCCTGATCACTAAGGATGTCTAATGCATCTTTAGCTCTTGCGCTTGAATACCCAAAATACTCTTTAACAAGTTCGAGGGATTCAGTGCTGGCATCTTTCTTAGCCCACTTACTGAAACGTCTCTTCCTTGGAATAATATTTAGGAAATAAGAAAATTGCTGATCTTTATCTAACTCTGGATGTTTATTCATCTCGTTAGCGTAAAGAACAGTATCGGGGAAGTATGAAAGTCCTCTATTTACAATGAATGGTTTATAATCTTTACTAGCCTGTGGGTCTTCAAATAAGTTTTTCTTTGTTTCGTTTATAGCATTGATGAAATCAAATGGGCTCATAATCCAGAATCCATGATCTAGCAGCTGAGTCAGCCTCTTCAAATGTTGTATATTCACCATCTGCTGATGTGTATTCAGTCTTATCTACATCAACAAATGTAACTTTATTTTTATCTGCTTTATGAACAATTGCAGTTCTTCCTGCACCCTGATAAACAGTATGCATACTATCTTCTACTGTGTGGTCGATATCTGCCATTTCTTATCCCTTTAATCCAACTTCTTTTAAGTTATCTACATCTGCATAGAACCTCTTACCAGAAAATCTAGCAGCAAGTGCGTCTTCTAATTGCTTACGTGTTTGACCCTGTGCCATGAATTCATTGGTGTTTTTATTGAATACATAAAAACCACCTTCATGCTTTTCTATTTTAATATCTATTCTAGATTCTTCTGCTTGTCTTTCAACTTCTTCGTTGAACATATTTAGAAGCGCATCTACTCTTCTAGATGCCCACTTTTCACGTTCGTTCCAACCAACCAAAAAACCTACTGCAAAAACTAGAAAGACATACAATACGTGTTCCATATGTTCCTCACTTAAATTTACACTCAACCATAATTTCGGTGAGTGCTGCCATTATATTTAGCTGGTGGTCAGCCACGAAAGCACCTTGATACTGATATTTAGCCAGAATCAAAACAAGTGCAGGGATGCTTCCTTGGTCGAGATACTCCACAGAGTTATCATACAATTCTCTAAACAGAGCAACTGCATCTGAGTCAGAGTTCTTACCAACCCATTTACGTGCGTTAGTGAAGTCCTTTTCCTTTAGGAATTTCACTAGGTCTTTATAGGATTCTTGACTGACATTTACTAGGATACCAGAATCAATCTTACCAGAAACTGAGTAACGCTGAAGTTCGTTTAGGATACGACGATAGTCAGGAAAGTGTTTAGTGATAAGTTCTGCGACTACCTTAGGATCAAACTCAATACCTTCTTGTTTAAGGATTGTTGTTGCTCTCTTAAAGAAAGATGCTGCAAGTTCTTGCTTATCTTTAGGCTCAAGTTTAAAGTCGATCACAGCACAACGACTATGAATCGGCTCAATGATACGATTCTTATAGTTAGCAGTGAAGATGAATCGGCAGTTAGCAGAAAACTCTTCCATGTAGTTACGGAGTGCTGGTTGAGTTGACTGTGCCTGCATATAGTCAGCCTCATCCATAATCACAACCTTCTTAGCATCAGTTAGTGAAACTGTTGTGGCAAACCCTTTCACTAGAAGACGCAAAGTGTCCACATGGCCACCAGTATCAGAGCCATTAAGAACAATGTACTCTGCACCAATTTCATTACACAATGCTTTTGCAATAGTAGTTTTACCTACACCAGCAGTTCCACACAAGAGCATGTGGGGCAATTCACCCTGTGTAACATAGTCCTTAAAAGTCCTTTTCAAAGACTCTGGAAGGATACAATCATCAATCTTCTGTGGGCGATACTTCTCCACCCAGAGAAACTGGTCATCACGAGATTCAATCATATCAAAGTTTCGCTATAAAGTTGTGCAGGTTTGCTCTAGTCAAAAGGTCATTCAGTTCGTAGTTTGATACGAATCTTCCATGCAGTTTATTGTTGTTTTCTTTTTGCAAATAAAGACGTGTAGTCATATTGCGAAAGTCACTATCTTTTAGAAGATGTCGTTCAATATGTTGTCGTTCAGATTTAACGTAACAATCATTTCGAAGCACGTATCTCCAGACAGTCTTCGCATCAGGTTCTTCATCACTCACCAAATCTTCTACCCAAAGCATAAGATTCATCCACTCATTATCAAGTGAACGTGTTGTATAATTTCCTTCATGTTTCATAATATATCTCCTTCAAGTTATTGCCTATCAAGTTTCACCACAATCCTATTCTGTTCCAAGAGCACTTTGTGATCGATATACGAACCCTTCTCAGTATCTGTAAGATAATGATTGTATCTTGTAAAAGAATCCATTAATACATTCTCTCCACTAACATCCATTAGTTTTTTACTAATATAATTCTTATCCAACAACTCCAAACCATTCATAACCTGAGCCCAATTTGGTGCTTGAAACATATTGTACTCAGCCATAAACAAAGACTGGTTCGGTAAAGTCTTTTTAAAAATTTCTAAATGTTCTTTAATGAAGTCGGTCTTCGTCATCATCTCAGGCAAAGTTCTCCAGAACAATGTATCGTTCCTCTTTGTCATATAGTGTAGTTGAACGAAGTCCACAATATTGTCGAAACATCTAATGAAGTCTTTATTATACTTCTCTGCATACTTTCGGTCAAGTTCCCATAGCGGTAGCATCTTTGCGATACCAAATGCTTGAATGATTGAGTTTCCGATACTGGATGCTTCGAGTGGTTCCACAAACGATGCAGATAAACCAACAGAAATGCAGTTGTTAATCCAGAATTTATCTACACGACCTGCTTCAAACTTAATATCTTTAGCAACCTTAACCTCTTCTGTGTAGAAAGATTGGATCTCTTCATGCGCTTTAGTCGAATCAATAAACTCATCGCAGAAAACATAGCCATTGCCATATCTACTCTGTGTTGAGATTCTCCAGTTCCATCCAGAAGATAGAGCACGTGATAGAGTGTATGGTTTTAGATCAGAAATATCTTCAGTTGGGAATGCAAGTGCATGGTTCATTGGCAGATATTTCTTGTAAGAAACCCACTTAGCACCCTGCTTGGAAGAGATCACTCTCTTAAAGCCAGTACTGTCAATGAATATGTCTGCGATATAATCATTACCTGCTTCATCTATTAATTTAGAAACATCACCATTCGGTAGGAATGATACATCACTAATCGGTGCATCAGTAAAATCAATTCCCTTCTCTTTACAAACATCGTGTAAAAATTTATTCAACTTAAATGTGTTGAAGTGATATTGATTTGTTGATTGGATTCCACCCTGCTGTTGGATATAGTTGGTGTCTACTAAGATATCCTGAGTAGGGATACCTTTAAATATCATAGTTTTTGTAAAGTTTAGACGCTGACCATAATCAGTAAACTCATCGAAGAATGGAGGAGATAATGAGTGGAAGTATGACTTACCATCACCATTCCAATTCTCAAATTTGATACCCTTCTTAAGAGCACCATCTGTCTCTCGAATCAATCTGTTCGTATTGATGCCACAATAGTCAGTGAAGGTCTTCCAATGTTCGGTTGATCCTTCACCTACACCAATGATGCCAATAGCACCTGATTCAATAACTGAGATTTTGTATTTTGGGAATGTAGATTTAAGAACAAGAGCAGAGATCAACCCTGCTGTTCCTGCACCAAGTACAATAATTTTTTTCATTCTATCCTTAGAAATCGAATGAAGAATCTGCCTCTACTGCTACGTAATAAACTAGGTCGCCATTACCTTTAAAGCGAGAAATTTTCTTGCTGGAAATACTTACAGTGTAATCTCCAGGAAGCATTTTAAGATTCTCTACTTTGAGGTTCACTTTAAATGATTTATCAGTAGTTCCTACGCTTGCGCTGTAAGAGTTACCAGTGGAATTCTTCTTGTCACCAACAACGACTGTAATGTTCGAGCCATCACCAACGATAGATACGTCGGCTGCACGGAGAACAGAAGCAGTCTTCTGAATCATATTTAGCATGTTGGCAGACATATTGAATTCGATCTCATGTGCAGGGAAAGTAATTTCCTTGGATGGTGCAGTCAATACGCTGGACTCTGCGGCAAAGTAACGAATACCACCATGACCATTTTCAGAGATAGTCACATACTTACGATCGTCGCTGAATGTCAACTCAGGATCTTCGAACAAGGACATCGCACCCAAAAATTCGTTTAGGTCGTAGATACCAAAACTGGGGAATGATTCAGTGACAACGACATCAGCCATCACGTTCTTCTGTGCTGAGATTGTAGAGAGTTTGTTACCCTCTTTCAAAAGAAGATTGCTGTTGATGCCAGCAAAGTTCTTGATAAGACCGACAGTTTCTTTAGATAGTTTCATTTAGTTTCTCCAAGTAATAATATAACTATGTATAAAAGATTATACTTCAAAAGTGGGTTTCTGACAAATTTATTTGATTAAATGTTGAGCCAAAACCATACAAGAGATCCAAGTCCATAGGGTATTAAATGCCACTAGGGTTGGAAGAAGTTTCCTGTTGCTTGCCCAAATTAATGTAACGCTGGTCGCCAGTGTTAGAAAGTAGAACCACCAAACCTGAATACCAAAGATTAATCCAGGAACGATGATAAGTGCTTTCGTGAACCAACTAGCGAATTCTACTTTGTTGTAATCAGTCCAGTACTCTTTAGTGAACCACATCTTATAACAATCAATAATCGCATGCCAATTGCTGTGAGTGTAAGAAACACCAATCAATACCGCCCATACTACTGTTGCTGCTACAATCTGTTCTAGTGTCATTATTTTGTTCCATTAGTTTGTACAGTTGGGGTAACTACACCATTGATAACCAAAGTCTGTCCTTTGAAGTTAGCAATAGCACTAGGTAATGCACGAATAGCATCTGCTTCGGCTTCTGCTTTCAACAGAGGGATAGCCATAGGATTTGCCTGCATAGATTCATTGCGTTTCTTAGCAGTGGCAACTTTAACTTCTTCAGTCTTGTATTCGTTCTTAGCCTTAACTAATTCGTTGGCACTCAACACAACAGAGTCTGCAGGCACGATATTACGAATCAGCACTTGGCTAATAACGATAACACCATCCAGCTTTTCTTCTGCGAGAGTTTTAACGACTAGTTCTTTGATTTCAGTTTCCATAGCTTGACGTGCATCGCCCATCTCCAATGCTTCGTACTTACGAGCAGACTTGTAAATGGCATTACGTGTAGCATTGAACACGTAGTTATACATCAAGTAAACATCGCCATCGTGTTTAGCGTGGAACGATTTGTTCTTGGTGTTATAGATTTCAGCAACTTGGCTTTGATTAATATTGTAAGTAATCATAGCATCAAAGTCTTTCATCGTGCTGTTATCTTTAGCCAGCGGAGTCATGTCTTCGACTTTGACAGTGATTTCTTTAGTGGGGAATGTGATAACATCACCAATGATAGTTTGGTTGAAAGAACCTGGAAGCAATTCCTCATTCTTAACCTGCTTATCGAAACCGACACGGAGTCCAACTTCACCAGTCTCGATACGAGTACAACCAGTTGCCAAAGAGATAGCTGCAACGATGGCAGAGATTTTCAAAACATTTTTCATAATAAATCCTTAGAATAAAACAACAATACAAACGAGAATAGCAAAGGCAATCAGTGCAGTCAACAAACTGTAGATGCCGATGCGAAAGAAATTAAGTTTCTCAGATTTGGTAGAGTGCCAAAAGAAACTAATTCCAAAGAAGACGAATGCCCATACAAGAAGAAATGCCAGATACATTCTAATCATTTCTTAGACTTCCACTCATTAAATTCTTTTACTAATTCTTCATGCTTTTCAGCAGAGCAATAAAGAGTCCACTCACGCACAACATCTTTATAGGTAACACGTGGTTCTCCACCTTCACCTTCTGTATGTACTGCTGGTTCAGATAACATATAACCGATAATAGTATGAGGGAAACCATTACCCCAATTTCGTTCAACCGAAAATGCTTTCATAGCATCCCAGTCAATAGCGAATGATGCCTTTGACATCTCGCCATCGAGACGATTCTTGTAGGTTTCGTTTGCATAAGTCAGGTCTTTGACTTGTCTCTTCATGTCCTCAAGTTCTACCTTGAGATTTGAATGTTCAATTGGGTTGATACCAAACAACTTCATAATCAATCCTTAGAATATTTCACATCATGTTCATAAAGAAACATCAGGCAACACATTGCATGCGCCAGATGATGGATACCAGATTCGGGATCCAATTCTTCACCTGCTTTGTAAGCCCACAGGTGTCGTTGTAGTGCATCGAAATAACGACGCTTGGAATCTGGTACATGTTTCCAATTGTCTGGCTCATATTTCTGAGCACCGAAAGTGAGAACCTTTACAGTCTCTGCCAATGCTAAGGGTGGGAGTAAACCATACTGTAGTTTACCACCATC